ATGGACGAGTTGACCTCTTATCAATTCTCTACTTTTAAATACCTTCTGACCAGAAATAGAGGTAAAGGTTCTTGGACAGGTAAGTTTAGAGGCACTACGAATCCGAAGAAAGATTCTTGGATTAGAAAATTCCTTGATTGGTATATTAGTCCAGAAGGTCAGATTATTCCTGAACGAGATGGTGTAGTTAGATATTTCTATATTGCAGGCGATACCATAGATGATGTTATTTGGGGGGATACAAAAAAAGAAGTATA